CAGATACAGCTTGCTTGGATTTCATGGATTAATGATAAGTGACTAGTCCACAAGTCGCCAATGGTACGGTCGTACCACCGAGGAAATCTAGGCCAAGCATTTTGTAGAAATCAAAGCCACCGGAACACACCGATTTATCATCGGGGCGGTGATACGATAGCCTGAGGTATTGAAATAAGGGGGAGCCAGCCATGAAGCCACACCTTATGAAGAGTTTTGCTCTATTGTTTCTCGGGATGCTGCTTGGAATTAGCTTTGTTGTGAGCTTAATGGCTGGACAGGAATATCGGACCCCGACAGGCTACGCATTTTGGAGCAAGGCGGATGGCAATACCAAATTCGCCTATCTCATTGGCTACAGCGATGCGGAGCAATTGTACCGGTTTGCTCTGGATAGAGGAGCAAAACCCCTCTGCGCGGATGCAGGAAAAGTGTGGATTGAAGACTTTGACCAGAAGATTCCGATGCCCAAGAACATGACGGTCAAACAAGAGCTCGAAGGTATAGATGAGTTCTACAAGGATTGGAAAAATCAGAGCGTCCAACTTCATTTTGCTCAAAACATTGTCAGGCTACAGATTGCAGGCAGACCACAGGGTGAAATAGAGGAGGCAACTAGAAAGGCGCGCGAGGCGTCTTCAAATGACTAAAGCAGGAGGCTTCATGAACAAAATCCGCGTGATAAATGGTGTGACAGAGAAATGGTGCGTGACCTGTGAGAACTGGAAACCCCTTACCGCTTTTTCGCCGGGCGGAAAAAGCCATCGGACTTCATCCGAAGGCGGCGTGCACTGCGAGTGCCGTGAGTGCAACGCTAGCAGACACCGGCGCAGATACGCAGAATCCAAGGCCCTTCGGGAAGCAGTGAAACATAGTCTCCAAAAGTGAAGCAGAACGACATTCGCCCTTCTAGCTTTGTGGAGTATCCCCCGAATTTTTCCTGTCTGAATCAGCGGCATCTCCCTCTGGTAGCCATTCTTCCCAGCCGCCCCACTGGTGCGCCCTTCGGCGCAACTCTGAAAGACGCTCGCCCTTTGAAGGAAGCGGTTCTTCTTCCGGCTTGGCCTTTTCTTCAGTCATCGTCCCATCCCAATGGTCGGCACCTTCGTACCGGCGCGGCCTGTACGGCGGCCAGCCGATAGCCGATGTGCGGGCTGTCATACTTCCGGCATCCCCAGCCGCACGTAATACCCTTCACGTCCAGCGCCCGCTCAAGTGTTTGACACAACGTTATGCGGCGCGCCGATGGGCAGACCACGGCAAACAACCCAGCACCTAGAATTCGGAAAGCGGGGAAAAGTTCGCGCAATTGTGCAAGCGTCATCATTTCTACACATGGTTTAGCGTGTGCCGGAGTATGGCGTCCTTCGCCACCGCATTCTTTCCTGGTAAACAGGATCGGCCCACATGGCCGTCAAACGTTGGCGCGAAGATTCCCGGAGATGTTCTCCCGCATAGCACGATGGCAAAGGCTTCCACCTGTTAGCTTCCAACAGGCCGCCGATATATCGCGCATTTGTTAGCACATTGCGCACCACGTGGGCAGTGATAGCCATTTCCGCCGCAATTGTTGCGCTGTCCCAATCGAGCCGCCAACTTCGATACAGAATGCCCGCCAAATATGCCCGGTGGTTTCCAGCCCTCCGTGCGGCCTGCCGGTGCTTCGCCATCTGTGGTTGGTTCGTCCGGGCGCTTCGCCGGTACCGGCGACCCATTTCTTCAATCACAATGCGAAGCTTAGAATCGTCCAAGGCCCACGCGGGAATGGTTTTCTTGAATCCCGGCTTGCGGGCCGATTCCTGAAAGCCGTCGTCAAACGAAATCCCGGCTTGCCGAAATTCTTTTGTAAGACTCTGGGCTTTCATGGCGCTGGATAAACCGTCCCGTCTTCGGCACACTGCCAAGTAGTTGCGTTCAGTTCAATGTGTATCCGGCTTCCACACTTCGGGCAATCGCCCGGCTGGTGCTTGTGTGTGCCTTCCGATGGTGCGCTTAATCGGTTCCCGAACTTTGGCAGCACTACGTCGCGCGTATAGAACGGCGGCCCATCGGGGAAGCACCACTGACAATAGGCCGCACCTTTCAGATGGTGGCATTCTGGAGAGTAAACAGAATGCGGGCACTTCGGTATGGATGGTCCAACAAGGTAAGTTGCCAAGGAAAACTTCCTGGAGGAAGTGATTTTCTACAGCCCTGCGGGGCCGCGCCCCGTGGGCGGATACGCGGCCCCATCACATGAGCAAACTTTTATCGCCGTTCGATACCGACAAGATGGGGAGGCGTACCTTTTTCCAACGCGGCCACCTTTGCTTCCAAGGACACGATGCGGCGACAATTTTCAAGCACGGTTGCTATTAGCTCAGTCTGATTGATTCCAACGGCGTGACAATATCTTTCCGCCGCGCACTGAATCTGTTTATCGGTTATATCTGCATCAACTTTGAAAGCCATTTCTGTTCTCCTTCGCTTTACTTCTTAGCCTTCGCCGCTTTCTTGGTCGCGTATCCCGTTCTTGCGTACACCAAATGTTCGCAAGCAAGGTCCAAGTGAGCGTTTGCCAGCCGGTGCGCATTCCTGTAGCCATCATCCGGGTCCGGTTCGTCTTCGTCTTCATCATAAGCACGCTTGCTGAGCTGACAAGCCAATTCGCACAGCGTACTGGCTTTAGACGTTAGCGAAGCAAAATCCGTTTGATCGCCGCCAAATCCAACAGCGCGCAATGCCTTTTCATATTGGGCCGCCAACCGCTGGGCCGCAGTCCTCAGATACCATTCCGCTTCCTTTAGGCCGTGGGTTTCCGCAATGCGTGCGGCGGTGCGGGCTTCCGCCGAAGTGCCTTCTGGATATGCAGGGAACGCCACAAATGAAATTTCAAGGAGCCGAGCAGCCTTCACTGTACGAATCTTTCTTGTGTCATCAAGGTCGTCATCATCACAAAGGAACCCAAACGATAGCGCGTCCACATCCGAACGTTTCACAGCGGCAAAACAGTCCCGGTGTATCTGGGAATTGCGGTCTAGCTGCACCGTGTACTGAAGACCGCTAGGCGTATCAGTCAATTGCAGCGTACCGTTTTTCTGCCTTCCAAGAACTTTGCTGTTGTCGTGTGACCATAGCGCCTTCACATCGCTGTCCGGTTGGGACAGCGTTCCTTGAAACGCGCCCGGTGCTACTTGCTCGCGCCAGCCGGAGTATGGAACGCCGGTAGCGGACAGCGTGTTGTATGCGACGGCCACACCCGTAAGCTGAAACTTCATTTCGTCGGCGCGGATCTCCGCGCGGCTTGGGTGGCTGATTAGCAATCTGATTTCCTTGGTGCCCATGTTCTGCTCCTTCGTTTTGCCATACTGCTCCACATTTTCGGCCCCGTGTTTTGGGGCAAAATCAGAAGCGGGCTAGAGGTTTTTGAGGAAGTTTATTCTCCCCGCGCGCCAGCCCGCTTCTATCACCGCATTTCCCCGCGCGTCTATTCGGGAACAGGCAGTTGAAACTTTTACTCCAACGTAGCCAGCGCGCGTTCGCAGATGATGACAACGGCGCGGGTTGTGTGTGGCTTGCCGTCGGCCAGCGCAAGCGCGAGCACTTGACGCACTGCTTCGGTCGTGTTCTTGCACCATACAATGTCCGCCAGACAGTTCTTGCCCATAACAGTGAGTTCTTCACTAATGGCGACAAGTCTGTTGGCTATCGCCACCACTTCGCGTTTTGTTGTTTTCTTACTCATCGGTGGTTTTTCCTTTCCTTCAGAGTCTTGTGCAAACTTCGTCCTTAACCCTTCGCGCCCGAGAAGGGGATGTTGCCTCCGCGGACGCCTTTGTCGTACTGGTCTTTCTCAGCCCGAACGCTATCATTCCGTTCATCGCGTGTAGGATTCAAAACTTCATCCGGGAGCCGGAGGTGCTTGTTTTTCTTCCACTGGCGCGTGTAGGATTCGACGATGTCGCCGGGCACTTCGCACGAAAATCCCGACAGATACCTGAATCCCCCGTCCCAAGTACGTTTGGCATTGACAAGTTCCGGCTTGCCAGCATAGAGGAAGTGTTGCGGTCCAATGTCCTGCCGAATCGCAAGAACATGCTTGTCCGGAACCTGCCCGTCATTGTAAGGAACAGTGACAATGCTGAACTTTGGCGTCAGGTTAGGCTTCGGGCTGGCCGCAATCGACGCAGCAAGGTGTTCCCGCTGAAGGTCGATATGCGACTTCCCCTCTGTGCCTGTTACCGGCGCGTCAGTCAATTCGGCCAGCCCGGCACTGATTAGCGTGGAACCAATTTCGTTTGAGATGTGTTTTACTTCACCCGAGGCAAAAATTTTGATTTTCATGCGAGCTTCTCCTTTCAGAAGTTGGGGCACCGCCCCGAAATAGCTCTCTCAGATCATCCGTGGGATGTTAGGGCGAGTTTTCAGAATCCTTTAGGGTCTGAAGGTTCATAAGGAAATTCACCGTTGAAACCATCAAAGGCATCTGTGGGCACAGCCTGAGTGCCGTCGGCACTTATGCGATATTTCCCATAGCGCCCTTTCATTCGCACCGCAGGCAACAGCGCATTTGTGTTCAGTACATCTGTGCGCCCGCAGTGTGTGACTGTGGCCCCGTTATTCAAGGGTTTCGCCGGGTCGCTACCGCCGCGCACAGGGCAATGAAAACCAAAGCCCTTCTCTTTTCCGTCCAAAGATACACGCCGGTAGAAGCCATGCACCTTCGTCTCCGAGTCATATTCACGGGCCGACTCAATGAGTGTTACAAACCCATGCGTAAGCCCGGCCTTTAGGTCGGCTGGTGCTGTTACCACCTTTTTCCAAAGTGCGCGAAAAGGATTCATGCTTTTACTCCTTTCAAGAGTTTTGCCGCCACAGCTTTAAGCCAGCCCTTACATCTTCACCGGCCTGTAACGGACGTGCGCCACCATCGTGGAGCATTGCTGCCTGAGCATCTTCCGCTGTAACCGCGAAGAAATTGAACCGCGCCGCCAGATACCACGCCGCATAAAAGCATTTCGTCAGGTCATCGTCCTTGCTGTGGTCTAACATCCACGGCAGGGCCACGCCATGAATCTCGCAGCCTTTTGTTTTGTAGACTTGCTCGCCAATCTGTTCCCAATCATCCGGCCAGCCCTTGCCAAATGGCTGCACGTTCACACCAAGGGCTTCCAGCGCAAGGCTGGTTGCAATGATTACCGGTGTGGATTTTTCCCTCGCGGTGGAAATGCAATTGTCGAAATAGTCCTTCGCAGCTTCGTCTTCTTCCTTTGAGGGCAAATCCAGAACACCCCATTTGGACGTGTCCGTGTGAATCTTTTTAAGACGAGATTCGGACAGCGCGAGGAAGGGGAAAGCATACATGCGACCCACTTCGCTTCTGACCAGAAGCACTGCGGACACTTGTTTCTTCTTGTCGTATAGAAGCGCCATTACTGAATAAATCATCGCTGGCCTCCTTCTGCTTTCAAGCCAAAGCTGGGCAACCGGCAAACCGTGGGAATGTAGTCCACACCTTCGCGCCACTCGGGAGTTCCATCCGTGTCCGGGTGATGCTGCCTGCACAGACCAATAACGTTCTTGGGATCAAGCATCAAATCTGGCCGTGTGCGCGGGGAAATAAGATGGTGGTACAGGTCTTTGAATCGGTTGCATTGTTCGCCATCTTCTAATCTCTGGCACATGACGTTGCCTTGCGTTTCCAGCCATTCCACAAAGTGCTTCCACGGCGTGCCGTACAACTTCCGAACCGGGTCGTTCGCGTCGCGTTCGTGGTAATAGAGCTTCTTAGCTTCCTTCGCCGTGTTAGCCTTCTGGTGGTCGGCGCAATACCCGCTTCGATCACGGGTGCGCTTAAAACATCCCGATTCGCGGCAAACCTGTTCAAGACGATTAGGCATGGGGCGGCTCCTTCTTCTTGTGCCAGGAATCCCAGTCGCCACCGTCATCCAGGAAGATGATTCCGCGATGGGAATATGGAGTTGTAGGAGCTTTCTCGGTAGAGAGAAACCTATCCAGGGCACAGGCGAGGGCCACAGCACCATCTATTTTTTCCCGCGATTTGTCCTTCTCAAAGCGGTAGCGGTTCTGGGAATTCCGCATCACCACAGCATTCGATAGGTTCCACACGGCTATGGGATGGCCGTGATGACAAAGCTTGCCGTTAATGAACAACCGCTCCATGCGCTGAATCGCAGCATCGAGCCAAGCCCCTTGTTTGACCTGAGTCACGGTCATACCGGCATCGCGGAGATCCAGCGCAATATCATTTGCAAGGGCGACGTCAAACCCCATTTCCACGATGTTGAATTCAGCGAAACGTTCTAGGATTACCGCCCGCACCTTTTTGAAGTCGCACACTTCTCCCGGCGTTTGTGTGATGAAGCCTTCACGCGCCCAAACATCGTAAGGCACCCGCTGTTCACGGCTTCGCCTTTCAACACTTTCCTCGGGGCAAAAGAAATCGAACAGAACTTCAAAAATCCCATCTTCTTCAAGCGGGGGAAACAAGAGGCAAAAGGCCGTAAGGTCCTCGCAAATTGCAAGGTCAAGTCCTGCGTGGCACGGGAGGCCCTTCAGCCGTAGGCGCGCCGCCGCAATGCGCTTGTCAGGCGATAGCAGATGGTCAGTTCCATTATTCAAATAGGCGTTGCCGGGTTTTTCCAGCACACTGAGCTTGAAGAAACTTTCTTTCGTCTCCTTGTCGGGCCATCGGTTCATGTTGAACCGCAAGAAATCGCCCTGTGTGCGCCTAATTCGTTTCGCATCGCTGGCTAACTGCCGAAGGTTGGCAAGGTGCTGTGTTACACCAAGCGACACGTTGCATTTTGGCCAGTTTTTTTCATCATAGGGGTCGTCATCCTTGTCTAGCTCCGCGATGAAGGCAAAGAAACCATCATCGGGCACCACGCCTTCAAGCACCTGCTCGGCGTGCGCGCGAACCTCCCACGCGATTGATTGCCGCGTTTGCCCGGCGGTTGTAATGCTGAGGATGAGAGGCTGTCGCCGCCCAACAGTGGAAGTGCGGAATACGTTGTAAAGCCCTTCGCTCGTATGGTCGGCAAGCTCGTCAAGAATTCCGAAATGAATGTTCAGCCCGTTCAGTTTTTCGCTGTTCGCTGCCAGCGGCGCAAATAAGCCGCCACCATCGAACTGAATGTCATCCCTGTAAGCTTTGCTTCGCTCGGCAACCGAAGGCGACTCACGCAATCGGACAGCCGCTTGAAAGCAAATGCTATGGCTTTGGAACTTCGTCGTAGCCGCGACGTAAACTTCCGCATTCGATTCGCCGTCGCCTTCAAGGTCGGCCATGTAAAGCGCCAGCCCGGCAAGAAGGGTTGATTTGCCTGCCTTCTTTGACACTTCAATGAACCCGGCGCGAAATCGTCGCATCTCATCGGCACCTTTGAAACCAAAAAGCGCCGCAATGACAAAGTGCTGCCAGCCCATCAAGTTCAAACCGAGCCTATGCAGATAATCGGCGCAATGCTGAGCCGCCGCTGCATCAAACACGATTCCACGCGAAGGCCCCTCTTCCAAGTCATCAAGAAAACGCTGACACGCTTGCTTCAGAAGTTTCCCAGCCACGATGCGATCCGCCAGCACATCCCGTGCGTACTGCTTCGCGGCCTCTGCACAATCAGGCCCGGCCTGTGGGAAAGGCAACGGCGGGGCACCGGCTGGCGGTGCCGGGGTTTCCTCCGCTGGTCGGCTGGCCGGGCGCTGGTAGCCAGCCCGGTTCCGGAATTCCGCCGCAACTACTTCCGCTGCGACTTTGTCCTTCGCGGCGCGGGCTTGACAATATGACAATAGGGCGTTGCTATCTTCCCGCGTGATGACGCTTCCGAATTCGGCCAGCGCCTTTGTCCACCAATTTCTAAGATTGCGGTTCAATCCCTGTGGCCGCACGACAGCCGATTCTTGAGCGATGCGGCGCTCACGTTCCGTCTTGGACAAGTGCCGATGGGCTTCTTCAATTGGTTTTCGGCGACTCATTTAGCTTCCCTTTCGCTGGTAAATCCGCCAACTTTCCGCTGAGTTTGGTAACTTTCTCTTACCATCACCGTGCGATTGTGCGTTTTTGCTGGCGCGCGGATGGTACGAAAGTACCACCCGCAGTTCTTGGAGTGCATACCGTCGTGTCATCATCAAGGCTGCTTTTATTTTGTCAATCGCGTTAGCACTTGCACTGAAGCACTTGCACAGTGCAAGCAAGCCACTTGCACAGTGCAACCAGGCACCATTGCACGCCTGCACTTGCACTTCACTTCTTCTTAAAGAAGTGCAAGAGCAACAGTGCA